TCAATTAAATTAGTATTACAAATAATTATATTTCTATTTACTTTTACTGGTAGTATAGGAATGATTTTTGATAAAGAAGGTTTAACAAAAGAAAAAATATATATACTAATTAATTTTAGTGTAATAATAGCATATATTTTTAATTTTTAGTTAGGAGGAAATTATGTTAAAAATAGAGTATGTAGATATAAATAGTATTAAAGAATACAAAAACAATGCAAAAGAACACCCAAGAGAACAAATAGAACAAATAAAAAAATCTATTAAAGAATTTGGTAATAATGACCCAATAGGTGTATGGCATAATGAAATAGTAGAAGGCCACGGAAGATATACAGCATTAAAAGAATTAGGAGAAAAAGAAATACCAATAATTAGATTAGATAATTTAACAGATGAACAAAGAAAAGCATATACATTAGTACATAATAAACTAACTATGAATAGTGATTTTGATATAGAATTATTAAGTGAAGAATTATCTAGTATAGATACAATAGATATGAGTGAATTTGGTTTTGATTTAGGTTTAGGTGAAGAAGAAACAAGTGAAGAAAAAGAAAAAGGAAGTTTACAAGAAGAATTTATTGTTCCACCTTTTAGTGTATTTGACTCCAAGCAAGGATATTGGCAAGATAGAAAAAGATTATGGTTAAAGTTAGGAATTAAAAGTGAAAATGGTAGAAATGACAGTTTAATTTCGGACGGTCTTTTAAAATTAGGACAAATGAATGGTGGTTCTTTGACTGGCACTAGCATATTTGACCCAGTATTATGTGAAATATGTTATAAATGGTTTAATATAGAAAAAGGTAAAATATATGACCCATTTGCAGGTGGTAGTGTTAGAGGTATAATAGCAAGTAAATTAGGATATGATTATACAGGAATAGATTTAAGACAAGAACAAATAGATGCTAATAAACAAAATGCAAAAGAACTAGGTGTCAATCCTACTTGGTATTGTGATGATAGTAATAATGTGGATAAATATATAGAAGATAATAGTGTAGATATGATATTTAGTTGTCCACCTTATGCTGATTTAGAAGTATATAGTGATGACCCAAGAGATTTATCCAATATGGAATATGAAGACTTTTGTAAAGTTTATGGTGAAATAATAGAAAAGGCTTGTAGAAAGTTAAAAGATAATAGATTTGCAGTATTTGTAGTAGGTGATATAAAAGATAAAAATGGTAATTATAGAAACTTTATAGACTTAACTAAAAAATGTTTTAATGATAATGGTTGCAATACATATAATGGAATTATATATTTACAAAATATATCAACTGCTTCTGTAAGAGCAAGAAGACCATTTAATAGTGGCAGAAAAGTCACTAAAATACACCAAAATGTATTAGTTTTCTATAAAGGAGATACTAAAAAGATAAAAGATAACTATAAAGAATTAGATTTTGAATATATAAATGATTTATTAAATAGTGAAAGTGATGACGAATTGCTATAATTAATAAATTATGATATAATAATATTAAATAAAGAGGTGTGTAATTATGTATATATTATATGCAAACATATCAGGTTTAAAGGTATTAGATTATAGTAATAATGAAGACGACATTATAGAAACACTAGAACAATATATAAAAAGTAATTTTTATGGTGAAGTAGAATACTTAATCGAACTAAAAGAAGATAACCAAAGTTTATTATATAAACTAATAAAAAATAAAAGTGAATTTGAAGAATACAAACAAGAAAAGGAGGTAAATAATAATGAAAGAAAAGGATATAGAAGTCCAAGACACTTTTAATGACAAAGAAGATATGACAGAAGGAGTTGAAATAGAAAATGCAGATGAGAACTAGTTTACCAGAATATGGTAATAAATTTTATAATAATGGCAACAATGGTGGTTGGAGTTGGTGTGTAAATGGATACCCAACTTGTGAAGGAAGAAATGTACTTGCAAACTGTGTAGGATATGCTTGTGGTAGATTTAATGAAATTATAGGTGAAATGAGATACAAAGAATTATGTTGTAATGCTGAAAGATTTGTAGCAAGAGCAAGTGAATTAGGTTTACAAGTAGTACCATATCCAGTATTAGGTGGAATAATGGTATGGGAAGGAATTGGAGAAGGAGCAGGACACGTAGCAATAGTAGAAAGAATAGATAGTGCTACTAGAATATATACAAGTGAAAGTGATTATAATGGAAAAGCCTTTTTCAATGCTTATAGAGATAATTCAAATGGTAGATGGGGCTTATCAGGAAACTTTGCTTTTCTAGGTTGTATAATTAATCCAGCAATAAGAGATATACATTGGGTAGAACCTACACCAGAACCAACACCAGAACCAGTAGTAAAAGAATTAAATATAGGTACTAGGGTAAAAGCAATAGGAGAAGGTAATGGTTCAAGTTATGGTGATAGTAATGTTGCTTGGGTAGGTAATGAAGGAACTATTACAAGAATAATTGGAGATAGACCTTATCCATATCTAATTAGTGATGAAGAAGGACCACTAGGCTGGTATAAAGCAGAAGATTTAGAAATAATCTAATAATAAAGAGGAAATACAATGTCAGATAATTTAATACCTTTTAATGAATTAACTGTGGAAGAGCAGAGAGAATTAGCATCAAAAGGTGGTAAGGCTTCTGTAAAAGCAAGAAGACGTAAAAAAAATATGAAAGAATGTCTGCAATTATTATTACAATTAGATATAAAAAACCCAAAAGTTAGAGAACAATTAAAGAAGTTAGGAATAGAAGAAGAAGAAATGACTAATGAAATGGCTATGATGGTTAGTGTAATGAATAAAGCAACAAAAGGAGATATACAAGCAGTTAATTTCGTACGAGATACATCAGGTCAGCAAATATCTAACAAAATAGAAATAGATAAAGTACCTACAATAATAGATGATATAAAATAGTGTTGCCTTTATAGGTAGCACCAGAATAGATATAGGAGTAAGGTTAAAACCCTTTATGCTCGTTTAGAGTGTAGTCGTCTTAAAGATGGTTGATTATTATATCTATTCTAGTGGTGTCTATAAGTAGTATTGGCTTAATATCCTGTATGGAATTAAGATTTAGACACTAAAATTCCTTAAACATTTAAAATACACGGACTATCTTATAGGTAGTCTTGAATGGTTAAATATTAACTGTTCAAGAGTATTTATAAAAAGTAAAGGGGCAAAATTATGTACGAACTATGGGCAAGAAGTAGAGAAACAAAAATTTATAGAAAAATGTATATACAAAATTTTGATAAAAAAGAAATGATAGATACAGAAATAGATAAAATAAATAGGGAAAAATTTAAAGAAGTAATAGTATTAGAAACAAGGGGCGATTTTAGAAGTTGTACGTTAGAAAGATATGAAGACTTTGATAACCCTAAAATATTGCAATTAAAGAGGAATTAATATGCAAATAATAATAGATTATAAATTAGATAATTGGAATGATACTATTGGGCATAGTAGGGGAAATAAAAGATATGCTAATATAGTAAAACAACGTGAAATGGGTATAGTAAAGAAGTTTTTAATAGGCATACCTAAAATAACAAAATATCCTATACAAATAGACTGTGAATGGCACGTAGTAAATGCAAATAGTGATTTAGATAATAAATCATTAAAAGCAGTATTAGACGCAATGCAAGAAGTAGGCATATTAGAAAATGATAATTGCAAACATATAAATAAAATAACTTATAATTATATAAAAGATACAAAAGATTATTTAGTAATGAATATAGAGGGGGAGGAGTGTTAAATACACTCTTTTTGCCTATAAAGAAAGGAGATTAAGTATGAGTGTTAGTTTAACCAGCGTAATAGCACCTAGTTTTTATGAAATACACGATTTTCTAAAACAAGAAAAATATACTCATTACTGGTTGCGTGGTGGACGTGCTAGTACAAAATCTTCTTTCGTAAGTATAGAATTAGTATTAGGAATGATGAAAAACCCAGATTATAACGCAGTAGTATTAAGAAAGGTATCTAATACACTTTATGATAGCGTATATAATCAGTTATTATGGGCGATAAATATATTAGGTGTAAGTGAATATTGGAAAGTAGGAAAAAGTCCGTTAGAAATGACTTATATACCCTTTGGCAATAAGATATTGTTTAGGGGTAGTGATGACCCACAAAAATTAAAGTCTACTAAATTTAGAAAAGGTTATTGTAAATATATATGGTATGAGGAAGTTAGTGAGTTCTTTGGAATGGAAGAAATAAGAACTATTAACCAAACATTAATGCGTGGTGGAGATAAGTTTACAGTATTTTACACATATAACCCACCTAAATCAGTAAACAACTGGGTAAATGCAGAAGCATTAGAAGTAAGAGATGATAAATTAGTACATACTTCAACGTATTTAACTGTACCAAAAGAATGGCTAGGAGAACCATTTTTTATAGAAGCAGAGCATTTAAAAGAAGTAAATGAATTAGCATATAGAAATGAGTATTTAGGAGAGCCAACAGGAACAGGTGGAGCAGTATTTACTAACTTAACTATTAGAGAAATACCAGATGAAGAATTAAACAAATTTGATAAGATATATGATGGAATAGACTTTGGTTATGCAGTAGACCCTGCTTGTTATGTTCAATGTTATTATGATAAAGCAAGAAAGAAACTTTATATTTTTAATGAAGTATATGGTGTAGGGTTAAGTAATGAAAGATTTTGGGAAAGAATATTAGAAAAGAAAATAGGGCATAGTTATATTACTGCTGATAGTGCAGAGCCTAAAAGTATAGATAGATTAAATAGTTTAGGCAAAATGCACGTAAGAGGGGCTAAAAAAGGCCCTGATAGTGTGGAATATGGAATAAGGTGGCTACAAGACCTAGAAGAAATAATAATAGATAATAAAAGGTGTCCTAATTGTGCAAGAGAATTTGGTTTATATGAATA